GACTTACGAGTACTACAACTGCCTCTTTTTTAAGCACTCTTCTGTCCCTAATTAAGTCTATTTTGACTTTTTTGTGAACTTTGTAGGCTCCCACAAAAGTATTTACATACAAGTACCCCTCCCCCCCTGTCTTTGTAGGCTCAGCAAAGGCTCTAATGACTCGATGGTCAGTAAGATAGTAAGTACACATACTAGTTACAGGCTGTACTGGTCAGTCACAATACAAACACTATAGGTAGTGTCTGAACTATGGTGTACACACTATAGGTAGTGTAGTACTTTAGTGACGCGCTAGTGTGGGGGATGGAGCAGGACCTTATACGCTACACCTACAACGTATACTTAGCAGTCACAATCCAGCCACTTCGTTCAGCCACTGCATCCACCACCTGCAAAGTTATCCACAGGTTATTCAATCAGGCTAAAGTTATCCACAGCACTGCAAAGTCCATGCCTAAGTTATCCACACCTTGTTAGTCTTATATAAGACCTGTGTCTGTGGATAAGTAGTACTACTGGTGTTGATAAGAGTTGCCAAGGGGTTAGCCTAGGATAGAGGTCTTAGCTCGTTGTAAAGCGTTTAAAGAGGTCTGATGAATAAGTGTAACAATGTGTAACAATCAAGCATAAACCTGTTGACATCCTCGATCAGTCTGTTATAGTTCAGTCATGGGTTCAGTGATCGGACTGCCCTGCTTACCTAAACCACCAAGGAACCATCATGTTTATCGCAACACTTAACCAAGACCAACACGTTACAGGTGTATACGAAGTCGCTAACGACTACACAGTCAAGTTCAACGAAGCTGTCATCACTGAAGCACAATATGCACAGTTTCAACTGATCGAGGCAGTCAAGCACTCAATGGAGTGACAGTACAGCCTGCTGACCCGTGACAGGGGTCAGTGGAGTGCACTGTCGCACTAACCAACTGAAAGCAAACAATGTCTAATCAACAGTACATCCCACCAATCGAGCCTCAAGAGTCTAAACTCGAAGCAATGATTATAGCTGTATCATGCATCGCTTGCTTCGCCTTTGTAGGTGTCTTGCTCGCTTGGAGGGGTTAATATCATGGATCACCTCTCAGCACTCCAATTGAGACTGTCTAACGAACGTATCAGATTGAGTCAGGCAACCAACAAGGCAGAGATTGAACTGCGTACAGTATGGGTCAAGCAACTGGAAAAGGAAGTAAACGGGGAATATAAGTTCTTGAATCAGCACAATGCAATGAGTGATGATGAATTGTTGAAAGAGTTGGGTCTATAATGACCCTGTACCGTGAAGGGTTTTACAGATACCTGTAGAATCCTTTGCAGTGCACTGTAACGCACTAAATCCCACCGATGATGTATCGGTAACAACTCTGGAAACTATCACCATGAAACAATCTGTCAACTTCTCCGCCTTTGTCGATGCCTTCCATGCTCACAAACGCTATGATTCCTTTGGCTATGATGGCCTGCGTGTTATCTTTGACTTCTTCGAGCAGTACGAAGAAGAGACAGGGGCTGATGTCGAGCTTGATGTCATCGCTATCTGCTGTGACTACAATCTCGAACACTATACAGACATAGCCTCTAACTACTCAATCGACCTGTCTGATGCTGATGGCGACACTGACGCAGAAGAGCAGATTGTCATGGATTACCTCAATGACAACACTATGGTGCTCGGTCAATGCAAAGATGGCATTGTTTATCAAGTCTTTTAAGGGAATCAATCATGAGATATGAAGTCCAATTCAAAACATCCGGAATAGTGGCCTTTAGCGCCACTGAACGGGCTATCTGCCAGCACTGGTACGAGTGCAACAATTACGGGCCTGATGTGGCCTATACAGACCCTGAGACAGGCGAGATTGTCCCTGACAAGTGGGTTAGAGGCGAGGATTTAGGTTTGTTTGTCGTTAAACGTATTGTAAAGGGGAATTAATCATGGATGTTCTGTTTCACTTGTGCCTGATCGGGCTGTTCTGTTTCTTTGGTGGCTGGATGGGCTTTATCGCCTACCTGCTCTTGATGCTGTTGATGAAGTAAAGGGGTTGACAAATGAACAATAATAAATTTTCAGACACTCCTCTGTATCTGTTCCTGTTGGTTACCTGTTGTGTTGCCAGTGGCTTGTCCATATATTGGAGGTTCTTCCCATGAAAAACAATGTAAAACTGTCAGAAATATCACTAGGCGACGCTGCTGTGCTGGCTGCAATGTGTTTTCTGGCGTATCAGGCCCTGATCTATCTTGGTTGGTGGGCTTTGGTGCTCTATGTGCTATGGGCGGTAGCTTTGACCATCTATGAGGGCTGAATTATGTCTAATTGGCCCTTCCCTGCCTTCCCTAATCCACTCGATACAGGACACAAACGTCCTAAGTTTAACCCTTCAAATCATGAGGAGTCACCATTGTGACTGAAAGGAACGATATGACTAAGATTAAACAATTCACCTACACTCTGAGGGGCTGTGAGTGGTACGGACTATGTGAGGTTCAATCGATTGAGGCTTTGCCCTTGATCGTTCGCTGCACTGACCTTTATCTCGAAGGCTATCGAGATGATAACCCTCCTGACATGAGGGACATTGTAGACTATCAGATCATCCTTGACATTGAGGACATGGTAAGACTGGAGGCTGAGAATCCGCAGGGTTCGAACGGAGATGAGAATGTTTAAGGTCAATCATTGGACAGTCTTGGGACTGGTGTTTGTAGCGTACTTAATTGCGGGGTACTATGATCAAATGGCTTATTGAACTACTGTTGCCAGTCAAGAAAGCACTTTAAAAGGCTTTTAAGGGGCCTAGAAGGGCCTCAAATCAATCAACTAAGGGCTACATAGCCAGAGGGGTAAATAATGCGTTGTATCGTGTGTGATAGAAACTTGAAAGATCATGAGGCAGTGAGACGACATGCCATGACCAATGAATTCTTAGACATCTGTGATGGTTGTCTGAGGGAAATTCCGGGACTGCCTACAAAGTCCCCTGCCGGGATGATCCAAGACAGTGATCCTTTCGAAGACACTGAAGGGAGTGATGGTGTAGGTATTGAGGTTGTTACAAACTGTTACACATTAGATGATGACTGACCATTGACAGTTAGACAACCAATGATACAATTACTCTATAGGACTAGGACATTCCTTCTATGCTTATAAGTTACATACTATAAGTAATACTTACTTAAGTACTTATAACATAGACGTTAACATAGACGTTAACGCATAGAAGTAGATGTCTAAGTTCTATAGAGTACTCTATAGTTTATATATGAGTGCAAGAATTGTGTCTGTTTTCCCTAGAAGTTCTTAACTTAACAAGGTGGATGATATGTCTATTGACATGATGGATTTCGATGAAGAATGTGGACAGGATGATGTCTTACAGTTTGAATGCTGGTATCATTCCGTTATGGATGATGTCGCTAGTCTTATACGTGCCAATGGTTACGATAAGGTGATGTATGACATACAATGTGCAGTAGCACGAATGGAGGGTGTACAATGCTTGTCTCTCTGTTTATAGGTGTTTTAACTCTTGTCAAGGTGGTGCTTAAATGAGCAAGAATAACCCTTACGGTTTGGTCGTAAACGTAGAGAATGCTACTTGTGTCGTTGAATTCGATGTCATTGGTGACAGTGAGATCAACTATGAGACATGGGAAGTGTTCTTTAACAAGCGCTTTAAAGGTGACTTAAAGCAGGTTTTACCGTTTGCGTTTGACACATGGGTACAGGTCAATGACTTGATCCATGACAAGACTTGGGAGTCCATTGATGACCAGATCAAGGCACAATGGGCTGATGTAATCGAACAACAGAGGGCATATGATGAACACTATTGATGCTTTGAAATTGGCGCTGGAGGCGTTGGAAAGCACGGCACACGGTCAGGACTTATACGAACTTGAGGAAAGAGCCATCACCGCCATCAAGCAAGCCCTTAACACGGCTACGCCACTGGAAGCACAGCCAGCACCTGTGCATCATCTTGTGCCTGATCCTGTGGCAACTTTGTATCCAGAGCTTTATAGGGCAAACTGGGAGGCAATGCACGGCAAAGAAGCCACGCCACCCGCAGCACAGCCAGCACCTGTGCAGCCTGTAGCGCACTGCGGACAAGGGCCAAACTTTTGCAAACAATGTGCAAATCAGCAAGCCGAATGGTGTGCTGCCATTTTGTATCGTGACCACAACGAAAAGCCGTGGGTTCACGTTATTCAAAAAGACTTGCCATCGGGAACAAAGCTAGTGGCTTACGGCATCACGAAAGGCCAGCTATGACTTCAAAGTTCCTCAGGCATTGCGCCTGTGAACATTGTGGTAGCTCAGATGCAAACAGTCTCTATGATGATGGGCATACACACTGCTTTAATTGTGGAACAACTGAGCACGAGGGTGCTTATGATGAGCGAACGGTAATGAGGGACGCAGTAGCGCCCAACAAGAAAGCTATTATGGACATCCGAGGACAATGTAAATCAATCCCTGATCGAGGAATCAGTCAGGCAACCTGTGAGAAATACGGAGTAACGACCGATGGAGACAAACACTTTTATCCTTACACTGACTCAGACGGAGTTAGAGTGGCTGTTAAGCAGCGCAGTGTTCCTACAAAGCAATTCTCCATCACAGGAGACTTCAAGGGAGCAACTCTATTCGGTCAGTCTATCTTTCACGCCGGAGGAAAAGCTATCACCATCACAGAAGGCGAGCTTGACGCTCTCGCAGCTTTCCAGATGCAAGGGTCTCTTTACCCTACAGTGAGCATTCGTAATGGTGCTAATGCTGCTCTGAAGGACTGTAAGGCCCAGTATGAGTGGATCAATAGCTTCGAATCAGTAGTTATTTGCTTCGATGGTGATGAGCCGGGGAAGAAGGCAGCTAAGGAAGTGGCTGAGTTGTTCGGCAACAAAGCCAAGATCATGCAGTATAAAGATGGTTACAAGGATGCTTGTGAGTACTTGATTGCAGGAGCAGGTAAGAAATTCATCGATGCATGGTGGAGAGCTAGTCCTTATGTGCCTGATGGTATTGTTAACGCTGCTGACCTCTGGGAGGAAATCTCCAAGCCAGAGCCGATTGCAGAGGCACAATACCCTTGGCAGGGCTTGAACAGGCTCTTGTACGGTATCCGACCTGCTGAGTTGATTACGGTTACCGCAGGCAGCGGCTTGGGTAAGAGTCAATTCTTGCGTGAGATACTGTATAATCTGCTGAAGACTACAACGTGGAATATTGGTGGACTCTTCTTGGAAGAATCTACCCGTAAGACAGCCCGTAGTATCATGTCGCTGCATGCTAACAAACTGTTACACTTGCCTGATACACCGACAACTGAGCAGGAATTGAAGGAGGCTTTTGATGCTACTCTTGGCAGTAACCGTGTCTTTCTGTTTGACCACTTTGGTTCTTCTGATGTGGAAAACATTGCCAACCGTGTACGTTACATGGCTAAGGCGTGTGATTGTCGTGTTGTGTTTCTCGACCACTTATCTATCGTTATCTCTGGTCAAGATACCGGAGATGAGCGAAAGGCGATTGATGCTATGATGACCAAGCTGCGGACACTGGTACAGGAGCTGAACATTACTTTGATTTGTGTGAGTCACTTGAAGCGTCCACAAGGCAACCAAGGCCATGAGGATGGCGGTAGTGTGTCTCTGTCACAGTTGCGAGGCTCAGGAGCCATTGCACAGTTGAGCGATGCAGTGATCACATTGGAGCGTAACAGCATGGCTGAGAACGAGAGTGACAGGCACTTGACAAAGGTGGCAGTAGCTAAGAATCGTTACAATGGCGAGACGGGCCCTGCTTGTAAGTTACAATACAATGGCTATACAGGACGTATGGTTGAAGTTGAGGAGGAGGCGTTATGAGCGATGGGGGCAAAGGATCAGCACCAAGACCAATCCCTGATCCTCAGAAGTTCAGGGATAATTGGGATGAGATTTTCGGTAAGAAACCTAAAGAGGAACAGAAATGAGAGACACAATTGAAATGGCCCGTGAAGCCGGGTATGACCCTCGATTCAATTCAGAGCTTTTCAAGATTGAACTCTTCGCTGCCCTTGTTCGTGCTGACGCTATCGCTGATGAGCGTGAGGCGTGTGCAAAAGAGGCTGAAAACATGAATGAGTCGGTATTGGCTTTACTAAATGTCACAAGTCAGCCAAAAGCTATTGCCCACAAAATCCGATCAAGGGGAACACATGACAGTTGAACATTTAATCGTAGGAGCCACCGGAGTAGGTTACTTGGTGGTAGGTGTGCTACAATGGAGCAAGGGAGAAATCTCTAACGGGATGATCTGGACGGGCTATGCCTTTGCTCAGATTGGACTTTGGTTGAACATTAAGTGACGTTAGTCACGTAAAGTAAGGTATTAACATGAAGGTTGTCATCGATATTGAGACAAACCTAGCACACGACAAGATTCACCTTGTAGTGACTAAAGACATTGACACTGGAGAAGTAATCACATGGAGAAATCCAACTGGCCTAAACGACTATCTAAGCAAGGCTACTCAGTTGATAGCACAGAATGGAATCGGATTCGATTTCAGAGTTTTGAACAACTGCTGGAAGACGAAGATAGGTTTGAAGAACGTATTCGACACGTTGATAGTAAGTCGTCTACTCGATCCCAGTCGAGAGAACGGACATACACTCGAAGCATGGGGACAGACGTTAGGGTTTCACAAGATTGACTATGCTGCTGTATGGCAGTGGATGATGGACAGAAAGGAAGCGTATGCCGGAGAGTCTTTTGACAGCCCTATTGATAGTCTTCTTGAGCATTACTGCATTAGGGACGTTGAAGTTACTGCTAAGTTGTATGGTCGGCTTATCAGTGACGTGGTTGAAAAGAAGTTTAGCCAAGAGAGTATCGACCTCGAACACCAAGTAGCAGCTATCATTGCTCAACAAGAAAGGAATGGGTTTAAACTTGATCAAATCTTTGCTACCTGCTTACTTACTGACATCAAGTCAAAAGTGGCAGGAATATATGAACGAATGCAAGAACGATGGCCTCCGGTTACCCTTGAGCGAATCTCTGACAAAACTGGAAAGCGACTCAAGGACAGCGTGGTTACTTTCAATCCGGGATCAAGACAGCAGATCGGAGAACGGTTGAAGGAACTCGGGTGGAAACCTAAGGCCTTTACACCTACAGGTCATCCGATTGTGGATGAATCTGTCTTGGATGAAATTATTAAGGAATACAGCAAATGAAGTATGAACTGATGTTAGGCGATTGCTTGGAAAAGATGAAGGATATTCCAGATGAGAGTCTTGATATGATTCTTTGCGATCTTCCCTATGGAACTACTCAAAATAAATGGGATTGTCTTATTAGTTTTGATAATCTTTGGGAAGCATACGGAAAGATTATCAAAAAGAATGGAGCTATTGTTTTGACAGCTGCTCAACCTTTTACATCAACGCTTATAGTTAGTAACCTAAGTGATTTTAAGTATTGCTGGACATGGAAGAAATCTAAACCTACAGGACATCTAAATGCTAAGAAACAGCCTTTAAGGAACACGGAGGATATAGTTGTCTTTTATAAACAGCAATCTTGTTATAATCCGCAAGGAACAAAACCTACTGATGTTATGGTTTCTCGAACAAACCGAGGGAATTATGGAGAATGCGGTAAAACAACAAGGCAAACCGTAACAGGCTACCCTACGACTATTCTTGAATTTCCCACAGAAGTAGGTCAACATCCTACACAAAAACCAGTAACTTTGATGGAATATCTTATAAAAACCTACACTAATGAAGGTGATATTGTGCTGGACAATACAATGGGATCGGGGACAACGGGAGTTGCTTGTGCTAACACTGGACGTAACTTTATAGGGATTGAGAAAGATGAGGGATACTTCAAAATTGCAGAGCAGCGAATCAAAGAGGCTTTTGAAAGAATCGGCTGAACTCATCAAAGAGTATCTGATGCTGAACAAACGTATCAGTCAGATCGAGTCATGGATGGACGCTGTAGGTAAAGATGGTAGGGTTCACGGCAGGGTTATTACCAACGGTGCTGTCACCGGCAGAGCTACCCATTCATCGCCAAACCTTGCTCAGATACCAAACACCTCGTCTGTCTATGGCGCTGAGTGTCGTCAGTGTTGGACAGTAGAGGAAGGGAATGTTCAGGTTGGCGTTGACTTATCTGGTGTAGAGTTGCGATGCTTGTCGCACTATATGCAAGATGTTGAATGGCAGCGTGAATTGCTGGAAGGTGATGTACACTGGAAGAACACTCAGGCTTTTGGTTTGGTTCCTATGGGTACGTTGAAGGAAGACACAAAGGAGCATAAAGATGCACGTAACTTGAGCAAGACACTGACCTATAGTGTGCTGTATGGAGCAGGGGCAGCTAAGGTTGGCTCTACTGTTGGGGGATCAGCTAAGCAAGGGGCTAAACTGATTGATAACTTTTTGAACAACACACCTTCTCTGAAGAAGTTGAAGATAAAGGTTGACAAACTTGCAGCTAAAGGGTATGTTCCAGCTATTGATGGTAGGAAAATATGGGTACGATCTGAGCACGCAGCATTGAATAGTCTGCTACAATCAGCAGGTGCTATCATTGCAAAGCAGTGGATCGTTTGTTTTACTGCTGAGTTGAAAGCAAAGAAGATACCGTATAAACTATTGGCATGGGTGCACGACGAAGTGCAGATTGAAACACCTAAAGAATATGGAGATATTGTGGGAAAAATTGTTGCTGATGCAGCTACGACAGCCGGAGATGTGCTACAATTCCGTTGTCCTATTGCTGCTGAATATCGCGTAGGTTTGAACTGGTATGACTGCCACTAAGTATCCGCAGGGGTACTTTAAAGATAAGGCTTGTAAGACTTGTGGGAATATTTTTACTCCTACAAATCCATGCAATATCTACTGTAGTCCTGCGTGTAAAGGTAAGAACTCGTACTACAAACGAAACTATGGGATCACTGATGCTGACCTTGCAGCTATGAAAGTAGCTCAGGACAACAAATGTTATCTCTGTCACAGCGAAGGATTTCTGATTGGTAAGAACAATCATGATGAAAGATTAGCTGTTGATCACTGTCACGAGACAGGTAAGGTTAGAAAACTTTTGTGTCATAATTGCAACAGAGCTTTAGGATTGTTTAAAGACAACCCTGAAGTTATGAGAAAAGCTGCTGATTACATCGAAGAACATAAAAATAGTTGTTGACATTGCTCCAACATCGGATACAATAGATATATGGGCCTATGGTGAAATCGGTAGACACAGGAGACTTAAAATCTCCCGCTGCAAAGCGTACCTGTTCGAGTCAGGTTAGGCCCACCAAGTAATCAGCTTGATCTGACACACCAACTGGGATTCTCTGGAAGGTAAGGTTCGGTGCGCTAGGCTCATAGCCTAGAGAGTAGCAAGAACGGCAGTGTCCCTGTAGTATAGTAAGCAGGACTTTTATAAACTCTGAATTGAAGGAAATTAAATCATGGATAACAAACCAGTCAAGGTATCGGGTCAACTCTTTTGGGCT